ACTATGGCTTACAATGCAAAGGTTAATTATGAAGATGTATATTCCCAAGTTAGAATGTGGGATAATATTATTTACAACTTTTTAAAGAAACAAAATCTTGTTTGTCCTCTTCGTCCAGGTACACAATCTAAAGATGATTTAGTGGGTGCTTATGTAAAAGACCCACAAGTAGGTTTACATAACTGGGTAGTAAGTTTTGACTTGAATAGTCTATATCCTCACTTGATTATGCAATATAATATTTCACCTGAAACTAAAATGCCAGAGAAACAACAAGTTACTGTCAAAGGATTAATTGAAAAAAGATATGACACAGGTAATTTAAAACTGCTAAATAAAACGATGGCTGCTAACGGTACAATCTATAGAACCGATGTTCAAGGTTTTCTACCTAAAATAATTCAGAAAGAATATAACGACCGTGTGGGTTATAAGAAAAAAATGTTAGAGGCTCAACAGCAATATGAAAATACAAAAGATAAGAAGTATGATAAACTTGCTAGAAGGTATCACTTGATACAGTTTTCTAAAAAGATTTCTCTCAACTCAGCATATGGTGCAATAGGTAATCGTTACTTTAGATACTTTGATTTTGATGAAGCACAAGCCATAACTACATCAGGTCAACTTGCAATCAGATGGATTGAAGAAAAAGTCAATCAATATTTTAATAAAATGTTAAAGAATAAAAAAGATTATGTTATTGCTTCTGATACTGACTCAATCTATGTAAGTTTTGATGACATGGTTAAAAAACTACCAGAAGGTACACCTAAAGAAAAGATTGTAAAAGTTTTAGATAAGTTTTGTGAAGAGAAGCTAGAGCCTTTCATGAGTAAAAGTTATAAAGAACTTGCTGATTATGTAAATGCCTATGAACAAAAGATGTTTATGAAACGAGAGGTTATTGCTGATAAAGGTATCTGGACTGCAAAGAAAAGATATATTCTTAATGTTCATAATTCAGAAGGTGTGCAATATGCAAAACCTAAATTAAAGATGATGGGTATCGAGGCTGTTAAATCATCAACACCTAAAGTGTGTAGAGGTAAGATTAAAGAAGCCCTAGAAATAATTATGACAAAAGATGAAAATGCCTTAAAAGATTTTTATAAAAAATTTAAGTTACAGTTTACTAACATGAGTCCAGAAGAGATTGGCTTTCCTCGTAGTGTAAATAATCTAAGCAAATATTCAGATCCTAACGGCATATATAAAAAGTCAACACCTATGCATGTAAAAGGTGCATTAGTTTATAATCACTTGTTACGACTTAAAAAGATTACGCACTTGTTTCCTCTTATATTAGAAGGTGATAAAATAAAATACTTACATATTCTAACACCTAATTCATATCAGGCAAAGGTTATTTCTTTTCCTGCAAAACTACCTAAACAATTTGGATTACATAAACTGATTGATTATGAAACACAATATAACAAATCTTTTGTTGAGCCTATGAGTTTCATATTAGACTCAGCAAAGTGGAGTGTTGATGCTTCAGGTGATAATACTATTGAAGAGTTTTTTGCATGAGTAGATATTTTAGATACACGCTAGAAGATATGAAAAAGTCTTCGGATAAAAAACTATTCACTTACGCAACTACATTTGCAGGTGGTGGTGGTAGTTCTTGTGGTTACAAATTATCAGGTGGTGATTGTAAATTTATGAATGAGTTTCAAGAGGTTGCTTGTGATACTTATCTACAAAACTTTCCAGGCACACCTTACCTTTGTAAAGATATAAAACAAATGACTAGTGAAGAGGTTATGGTGACAGGTAAGTTTAATCCTAGAGAGTTAGATATATTTGATGGCTCTCCACCTTGTCCTCCATTTTCAATGTCAGGTAGTAAACAAAAGAACTGGAACAAGACCCAAGTAAAATACGGTCATGTTCAAACTAACATCGAAGATTTAACATGGGAAATAATTAGATTGTGTAAAGACATACAACCTAAAGTTATTGTTTGTGAAAATGTAAAAGGTTTAACAATGTCTTATGCTGTAGAACATTTAAACAAAATGATTAGAGATTTTGAAGCAATAGGATATACAACTGTTTACAAAGTTATGAGTGCTGTCAATTATGGTGTGCCACAGAAAAGAGAAAGAGTTTTTATAGTAAGTGTTAGAAATGATGTAATGGAAGATGTAGGATTAAACTTTATGAATTTATCTGGTGCTGTTTTTCCAGAACCATATAATGAAGAGATAAGTTTAAATCAAGCCATAGGTGATTTACAAGATAACGAGTTTAATAAAAAAGATGCTGAATATTTAAGAATGAAAATGAAGACATATAAAAAATATTCATGGCTAACTAAACTACCAAAGAATCCTAATCGAGTAATGTCAATAGGTGATGATGTTGTTAAACCTCATTACGAAGAATTATACAGACAAGGAAAGATTAAAAAAGAAGATATAAAGATTTCATATTATCAATCAAGAAGAGTGCCGTGGTCACAAGCCTCACATACATTGACCGAGTCAGGTATGTTAATGAGTGTGGCTGCTCACTTACACCCTGGAGAAGATAGGGTGTTCTCACCAAGAGAAGCATGTAGGATAATGTCTTTACCTGAAGATTTTATCTTAACAGGTGATATGAATAAGAAGCTTGCAAGAATAGGTCTAATGGTTGCACCATTACAAATGAAGTATCTATCTGAAAGCATATATAATAATGTAATTAAACCATATAAGGAGAAGCATAATGACACAAATCATTAATTTAGAACATGACTACGGTTATGAAGAAACTAAAGCTTCACATCGTGGTAAGTGGCCTAAGGAAGGTGATTGGGATATTCTTTATTCTGTAAAAGATGAAGACACCTCAATCTTTAAACCAGGAAATACTTTAGATGGAAAGAGAAAACCTCTTGCCCATGTAGTAGTCAACGCTTATCCTGATGATGAAGTTAGAAATACACTTTATAACATCAACGAAACATCGGAGATGAGAGCCAATGCTGCAGGCCCAATCGACCATGCACAGATGGAAAGAATGGGTATGAAACTTGGTGTTGATTATAAAATGAAAAACGAAAACTCTTATTACAAGAAAATGAAAAATGGTAAGTGGGGTATGATTGCATATGCAAATCAAATTCACTCTTTCATGATAGGTTATAAGAGAGGTAGGTTTACAGGTGCAATCGATGGATCAGGTTGGACTAAAGATAAAAAGAATGCTGAAACATTTAGTAAGTTAGAAAAGATAGCTGAGTATAATGAGAATGCATTTGCAAAAATCGATCCAGAAACTCATGCGACACAAAAGGCATTTGCAGAAAATGGTATAGAACCACAATGGCGTATAGGTAATAGTCCCATGACAACTTTAAGTGTCAATAGATATAGTTCACAGACTATAACAAAATCAATGTCATATCATTTTGATAGTGGTGATACCGATGCAGGTTTAACAACCATGTGTGTCTTCAGACAAGGTGACTATGAGGGTGCATATCTAGTTTTTCCTAGGTACCGTGTTGCAATCGAGGCACCAGACAATTCTGTTGTTATTGCTGATAGTAATCAACTTCATGGTGTATCAGAAATAACAGGTGAAGGAACAAGATATTCTTGTGTTTGTTATTGTGATAGAAGACTAGCAACAAAAGGTCCTACAGGTAAACCTGAAAAACTAATAGGTGTTGCTGGTAAGAAGAACGCTTCAACATTAGAAGAGTTTTTATAATATGAAGTATAATGTTATTATACCTGCCGCAGGTGAGGGAACTAGATTAAGACCATTATCAACAAATGTGTCTAAAGCAATGGTTCCTGTAAACAAGAAACCTTGCATACAGTATATTCTAGATAAATTAGATGACGCTGAGCAAATAGTTATTGTTGACGGTAAGTTTGATGACATTAGAAACTATGTAAAAGATATACCTAATGTTGATTGTGTCAAACAAGAAAATTTGTTAGGCCCTAGAGATGCAATCGCATTAGGTGTAAAACAATTAAAAGATACTGAACGACCACTTGTTGTTTGGTTAGGTGACACTATTGTTCAAGACGGTTGGAAGTTTGGTTCTGATTTTTTACTTGTAAGAGAAATGCAAGACCAATCTTCTTGGTGTGTTGTTACACCTAACCATGAATATCACAATAAACCTGAATTTAATATTAGAAATGCAAAGGCTTTAGTTGGTGTATATTCTTTTGCGAATGGTCCTAAAGCATGTGAGGCATTTACTAAAACAAAGGGCTATGACATTTCTGATGCACTAGAAGAATACGGAACACGCTTTGAATTATTTGATGTAAAGAAATGGTATGACATTGGTGACATATCATCGTATCATAAAACTTGTGCAGAATTACTAAACACAAAAACAAGATACTTTAATGAGTTTACTTATGATAGTAATTTAAATTTACTAACTAAAAAATCAAATGATAAACCAGAAAGTATTTCACATGAAAGAAAATGGTACGAAGGTTTAAATGAAGAACAGAAATTATTTGTTCCTAGATATTACAAAAAAAGTCCATGGCTTAGTTTATCATACGAACCTGGAACATTACTATCAGATATTTTAATTTACGATGATTTATCCGAAGGAACTGTAAAGCATATCATATCAAAGATATTTGATATTATGGAAAATTATTTTTGGTTAGAACCTGACCTAGATGAAAGAATACTAATTAACAAAAATGTTGAAAATCATTGGGTTAACAAAACAAAAGAACGATTAGAAAATGTAGATTTATCAAAGAGAAAAAAGGAAGAGATCATGTATATTGCTAGAACAATGTCATTAAATTCTATGCCAGTAAAATGTATGCATGGGGACCTACATGCAGGTAATATTATCTATAATACAAACAATGATCAGGTTGTGTTTATTGACCCCAGAGGTCAATTTGGGGCACTAACTGGCTGTCTTGGGGATAAACTATATGACTTGATTAAGTTATATCATGACTTTGGTTGGGGATATGGTGAAATCATAAATGGTAAAAGATATAGTAGGTATGTGTTTGACGCATTCATACAGGTGTTGCATGAGAGAGGTTACGATATGAAACAACTTGTAGCAGGTGCTGTGGTATTGTTTGCAACTATGATACCTCTACATAAAAGCGAAAAACATAAAAGAGAGTTTTTACATATAGTTAGGAGTTATGAATATAATGACAACTAAATTTATTCATGTAAATCAACATAAGATAAGATCAAATTTAAAACATAAAAAGAATGAACCTGTCATTACAATTAAGCAAGGTTCTAAAAATACTTATTGTCATGGTGTTGATATAATGGGACCTAGTAGAGTTATATACGGAGGTAATGATAAACCTTTATTAAACTGTGGTGCTAGGGTTGTAATTGAAACT